TGTTTGTATAATTAATAGAAGATGTTAATATTTCAGGTGGCATATATCTTTTTGTTCCTATATCAGAAGTCATATCATTATCAATATATATATTGTTATTGTTGAAAATATTATATTTATTACAATTAGAATTAGAATTAGAGTTAGAATTAGAATTAAAATTAGAATTAGAATTAGAGTTAGAATTATAATTATAATTAGAATTATAATTTGAATTTGAATTTGAATTAGAATTAGAATTAGAATTAGAATTAGAATTATTCAAATTTTTATTAACAATATTATTTTTCAAGTAAAATTTAGACAATCCAAAATCAGCTATTTTAGCAACCTTTGATTTAGTTAAAATTATATTAGTAGGCTTAATATCACGATGAATTAATCCAAAAGGTTGTCTATTATGTAAGTAAGCTAATGCTCTTAAAATATCAATAACTATAGATAATTTTTCTTTTTTTTTTAATGAATTAATATTATCACTTAAATTATTATTTGGTATATATTCCATTATAATAATAAATGGATTGTCAATATAACCTAAAAATTGAACAATATTAGGATGATGTATTTTACTTAAAATTTGTATTTCTCTAATAAACAAAAATTTTTTAGATTCTATTATTTCTGGTTTGAAAACTTTAGCAACAACAAATGTTTCACGCCATTTAGCAAGATAAACTTTAGAGAAAGTTCCTTCTCCAATTAATCTATCTTTAAAAATATATAATTCCCATGGAGGAATTTCCCAATCATTAAATTTTTTGTTTTTCATATTATAATATTGTTTAGGAACACCGCTATGTAAACTAACATCACAATTATCAATATTATATTTATTAGAAATACCATTGAAAAACATAAATAATAATTATATTAATAAAATGAAAATTGTTTAAATAAACATAAAAAAATATTTTTTTAATTTTATTTTTTATTATTTTTTATTATTTTTTATTATTTTTTAAGATAATCAGCATCAGTTTTAGAAATAATAACTTTTAATTGAGGTTCAATATGTTTAATAAAGTCATTTTTTAATTCAATAGGAATTTCGGAAAAACTAATTAATTTTTTATTTAATTCATATTGCTGTATTAAATTTTTTTCTTTCAAAATATTTTCAAAAATGTCAGGATTTTCATAATAATATTCAATAGTTTCTTTAGTACATTTTTTTAGCAATGGATTAATATTATCAGATTTATCACCTTGAACAATTTTGAAAAATAAATTTTTATTTCCATCAGGAAACATATTTTTATTATGTAAAAGATTTTTATTTTGTAAATTAATTACATGTGTATGTTCATCAATTAATTGTAAATAATCATAATCATTAGCAATAATATATATATCATCATTTCTAGTTTTTCTAATATAATTTTTTAAAATAGCAATAATATCATCACCTTCTAATTTATCATATTTAAATATATAATCAATATCAGCATCATTCAAAAGATTAGAATTATATACATGTTTGAAAAATTCAATACCAACAAATTTATTATTTTTAATTCGAGTTTCTTTATAATGATTATAGAATTCATTTCTCCATATATTTAGTCTAGGACAATCACATGCAGCAATAACAAGAGAATTTTGTTTTGTAATTTTTAATTTTTTTTTTACATTTTTAATAGTATTTTTAATCATTTCATCAAATTTTTGAACAAATACAGAATTTTCATATAAGGTTTCAAGATTTAAATTTTCAATAGATTTAGAGTGTTTAAAATATTGAATCAAAGCAAAATATCTATAGAAAATCCAATAACTAACATCAATAATTATATAATTCATATAATTTATTATATTTAATAATAAATTATAAATAAAAATATTTTCAATTTTGTTTAATTTTGTATAATTTTATATTTCTAAACTGATAGTATTTTTGTTACTAGTAGTTTTCTTTCTACCTCTAGAATCTTTAGGTTTTACATTTTTTAATAAATCATTAATATTAGATGTAATATTTTCAGAAATAGAAGGTCCATTCATATTTTTGATATCATTATTATCAGCTAAAGCAGTTTGTGCAGCATTTAAATCAGGTCTAATATTATTGATTTTATTATTATTGTTATTATTGTTATTGTTGTTATTGTTATTGTTATTGTTATTGTTATTATTATTGTTATTGTTATTATTATTAGATCTAGATGATCTATTAGGTAATTGTGTTTCTATAGGTGAGGGTGGGCCATTCATATTATTTTGTATAATTTGTTCATGTTGATTTACAGCATTATTACCACCAAATATATTACTCATGAATCCACTAAATCCTGGATTGTTTTGACCCATAGTATTTACAGCAGCTTGACTGAATTGTTTCATTAAATCAGGATGTTGTCTCATTACTTCATCCATTCCAGGCATAGCAGATTTAAATAATGTATTAGACATATGAACCATAATAGCAGAACCTCCAAGTTGAAATAACAATTTTAATTCAGGAGACATTTTAGCTTTAGATTTATATTTTTCATGTAATTCCATAAATATATCATCATATTCATCAATATTTTCATTGACTTGTTCAGACCAACCTTCTAATTTAATATCAAATGGATCAAATTTGTTATTTAAAAATTCTAAACCATGTATACAAGCCATCAACATTTTACCTTGAAATTTTACAGAATTTTCTTTTTCTTTTTCATTTATTAACATTTCATATTCTCCCATCATTTCTTGTAAATCGCTATCCATTCCATATTTTTTACTTAAATTAGCTCCTTTTCTTTCAAGAGCTTCTAATTTTTTCAAATATTCAAATTTTTTTCTTAATAATTCTTCTTCTGTTAATTCTTCTTTAACATTGCTATTATTAGGTACATTATCATAAGTATTATATTCATCCCATGTATTAGTATCATTAATATCAGATGTTTTTTCACCAATAGATTTATCATTATAATCTTTAACTTCTTTAACTTCTTTTACAGATTTAATATTTTTACCACTATTAAAGATAGAACTAAATATATTTTTAGATTCTTTTTCAATATTTTTTTCAGTTGTTTTATTTTTATTATTATAGTCAACAGTAGTATCAATATCATTATTGGTATTATTATTAAAATTAACAGATGGAATATTATCAATATCATTAGTTAAATCATTTAATTCATCTTCTAATGTATTAATATCATTAATATTAAGTTCACTAACATTATTTTTATTATTATTAGGTTTATTTTCAGATTTATTCATTAATAATTCAATTCCTGAACCAAAATTAACACTTTGTTTGTTATCATTGTCTAATATTATTTCTTCATTGCTAAATGAATCAGGTGTAATCTCAATAATATCCATTTATGTTTAAATAAGAAGTTTAATTTTTAAGTAAGACGCATAAATAAAATATAATTAAATAATAAAATAATTAATATTTTATATTTTGTATTTTGTATTTTGTATTTTGTATTTTGTATTTTGTATTTTGTATTTTGTAAATTATATTTCAATAGAAAAATTATAATTTAATATTAGATGTGAAATATTTTGCATAAAACAATCAGATAAATCATCTTTTTTTTTATTACTTTTAAAATATTCAATTAAATTTTTATCAATATTTATTTTTTCTAATATTTTATAAGTTATTTCTATACTTAATTTTTTTCTTTCATTATATGTAGATTTATTATTATTTATAAATGGTTTAAGTTTATTACATGATGAAATAAACAAAATATTTTCAATATTTTTATTTATAAAATATTGAGCAACCATACCTTGTATAGTTTTCATTCTATTAGCTAATGGACTAATTTGATTTTCTATCAAAATTAAATCAAATTGAGTTGTAAATAATTTGTTAAATATTTTATTAATATTAATACCAATATCAATTAAAGAAATATTATTAGTATTATCAGATTCAATACTACACAAAAATTTAGTTTTAACAAAATCAATTATATTAAGTTTTTTGTCAAGAGTATTTAAATTATTATTGAATGATATATCATATTTTTGAGAAAAAGAAATTAATTCTTTTAAAGATTTTTTTTTTAATTGATTAATTTTACAATCTAAAATTCTGTAATTAGTTTTTTTTGCATGTTTATTACAATAATAAATATTATTAATACAATATTTAGCATTATTTTTACAATTGCAACAAACAAAATTATTATTAGTTAAATTAATAATGTCCCAACTAATAATATCTATTTTATTAGTATTTTTACAATATATAGTATGTATATAGGCTAAATTTTTAATTCCAATATCAATACTTAATATATTCATATAATTATAAATAATAAGTATATTGTAAATAATTTATAATTATATTTAAATAGTTATTAAGTAATAATTTTATAAAACTTTATTACAAATATTGTATAATATTCTAAATACTAAATAATATAATACTACTATTAATGTTGCTACAATTCCAGCAAAAATCATAGGACCTTTGTATTTTTTATTTTTAGAATCTATGGGAGAAATAGCTAGTATAAATAACATAACAATTTTTGAAACAACCATGAAAAACATAATTAATCCTAATGCCAAAAATACTGAACAATAACTTTTATCAAGAGGACCCATTAACAAATTTACTAAATCCATTATATTATATATATATAAATATAATATAATTTATAAAATAGATATTTTAATTATTTAATTGATTAAGTTTTTCTTTTGATAAATAAATAGAATTGTCATAATTGTTTTTATTAATATTTTTTTTTAAATTATTATTTAATATAAAAGGCTGGGTTACATAATTATTTTTTGAAGTAGTAAAATTACACGCATTAATTTGATTTTTATAAATAATATCATCAGCATTGTCTATTAAATATTTTCTATTTTTTAAATTGTTATTATTATCTATAATATTATTACTATTCTGTGATATGTTTCTACTATCAGACATTAATGCTGAACAATTAATATAAACATTATTAAAATCACTCATTATTATATTTATATAACAAAATAATTTTAAAAATTAAAAATTTAATTAATAATTTTGTATTAATTTTATTAAATCAGATTTTTTTGTTTTTTGTGCTGTATCATTATCTAATAAATTATTAGTTACAACAATAGTTCTTAATACATCAATTTTAGTTTTATTAATATTTTTTATAGATTTTAAATCATAAATATTATTATTATTATTATTATTATCAATATCATTATTAATATCAATATTGTCAATTGATTTAATATTTAAAATTTTTAAATCACCTTCAGACAATTTTATATCTTTTTCAAAAAAATTATTATTATTTATAATATCATTTATTTCAATATCAGCATTATCATATTGACTACTTATTTTAATATTTTTTTTATTATCATTAATATCATCTATAATATCATTATCAGTATCATTATCAATATCAGTATCAGTATCAGTATCAGTATCAGTATCAGTATCGGTATCAGTATCATCATTATTATTATTATTATTATCATCATCATTATTATCATCATTGTCATTATCATCATCATCATTATTATCATCATTGTCATTATCATCATCATTATCAGTAATATCATTAATACTTAAGCAATTATTATTGTCATCATCAGATACATATATTTTAGATAATTTATCGGAATTATCATTATTATCATTATTATTATTATCATTATCATCATTATCATTATTATTATTATCATTATCATTATGATTATAATTATAGTTATCATTATTGTTGTCAAAATTTGTGGAATGAGTGTTAATATTATTAGAATACATATGGTTATTAAAAGATTTATTAGAGATTAAGGTATTGTTGTAATTAAGAATAAATTTTTGTAAAATTTTTCCTTGTTCAATTAAACTGTTTTCTAATATAGTAATTTTCTTATAAAAATAAAAGGTTATAAAACTACTAATAAAAATAACTAACAAAAATAATATAGAGTATCCAGTATCTAATAATTTTAAAAGTGTTTTCATATTTATAAAAATTAAATATAATTTTATATTATTTTTTACGAATATAATATTTGTTAGAATAAAATATTATGATTCTTTATATTTATTCAATAATGAATCTGGATAATTCATATTTTCTAAAACAACCAAACCACCTTTATCATTAGATATACCTTTTACTAAATTATAGTTGTATTTAAGTTTATTATTATCTAATTTAGTAATACTCATTTTGTATTTATCAATATTTTTAATTTTTTTACATAATTTTTTGTAATGCGTTGTTAAAATGAAATTGACATTGTCTCTATTGTTTATATAATTAGTCAATATTAATCCACTTTTAACAGCTTCATCTGGATTAGTTCCACTATATAATTCATCAAAAATACAAAAATGATTTTTATTAGGATTATTATTAATAGAATCAATAATATTTTTGCATCTTCTAGCTTCAGCTTGAAATAAGCTATCTCTATTAGATGTATCAGGTATATTGATATAACTATGTAAATAATGATAAATTTTTAAGTTAGCAGTATCATAAAAGCCACATCCAATTTGTTGAGATAATAATATATTAAACATAATAGATTTTAAAGTAGTGGTTTTACCAGATGCATTAGGACCAGTTATAATTAAATTTTTATCAAAACTGATATTATTTTTAACAATATTAGATTGTGATAAATTATTTTTATTTAAAAGTGGAGCATAATATGCATTTTTAATTTTGTATTTATTATTATTATTGAATGTGCAATAATTTATATTATTATTATTTATCATTTTTTTTAAATAAGACATATTATTAATATATACATTAAGGTCAAAACTGTAATATATAGTTTCAATTAAGTTTTTATCATTATTTAACAAATAATAATTTTTCATTAAATATCCAATATTAAATAAATTTTTAAAAGAAGAATTATGAACAGTAATATATTTCAAGTTATCTCGATAATTAATCAAATTAAATATATTATTAGTGATGGTATTATTGAAAGATTTATATGTAGATAATTTAGAAGTAGTATCTAATAATTTATTAAATCTAGTAATAGATTTATCTATATAATTTTTGATATTGTTCAAAAAATCATGAATTTTGTGTAAATTATTATAAAATTTTTTGCATAAAAATATATTTTGATATATTTGATAAAAATACATTACAACAGTAAAAATCATATAAATTTTGCTACTTAAAGTAGTATTATTAAAATTAAATATTAAGTTACCAATAGGATGTTTATAAAATATAGATTTCAAATATGTTATATATTCATTCATAGTAAGTTCTTTATTTTGTAATTTAATCATAAAATATGGTAAAAATAAGAATAGTATAGGTACAAAAATACTTATTATTGGAGAAAAGAAATTATTGATACAATACATATTCAAGATACATGAATTATTGTTATATTTATGTAAAATAGGTAAATCAATATATTGATATTTAGATATAAAATTATTGTCATCAGTAATATTTTCAAAAGATTCGTACATATCAACATAATTATTATCAAATGACAAATCAACTAAATTTTTTAACAAATGTTGTGTATCATTTATAAAACTAACATCAGTTGTATAAAATTTTGACCATTTATTAGTAATATTTTGTTCAATATAATTAGTAGGATTAAATACATAGTTATATAAATTATTATTAGAAATATCACGATTATTTGAAATATCATAATTGTTAGAAATATCATAATTGTTAGAAGTATCTTTAGAATTACCTACATCTTTAAAATTGGATTCAATATTATTAGATATATCATTACAAAATAATTCTAAATCATATATTAAATTATTATTTAAAGATATTTTTTTATCGTTAAATTCAATTGGTAATTTAAAATTAGTTTTATTAAAATCAATATTTCTATTTATACCATATAAAAATTCATCTATAATAATTTTAAAATCTAACATATTATTATTTTTAAATAACAAAATAATAATATATTATAAACGAAATAATTTTTTGTAAATTATAAAAAATAATAACTTGATAGATAATGTTTTAATAAATAAAAAACAAGAATAAAAATGAAACAAAATATACTTACAATTTAAATAAAAATATTATTTAAATAATTTAAAAATTATTATTTAATTAATTTAAAAATTTAAATTTAATTTTATAAATGACAAATAATTATAATTATAAATATGAGTATGATTATATTTTGAAAATAATAAATAACATTAATAAAAAAAATGATAGCAGTAATGATAATGATAATGATAATGATAATGATAATGATAATGATAATAATAATAATAGTATAATAGATAATAACATAAAAAATATATTATCAAATATATTAGAAAAAATAAAAGAAAATAACAATATACATAATCCTTTAAATAATAAAAAAAATAAAAAATACAATTTTAGAAATAAT